CTATTAAATAATTCAAAGATAATGAAAAGTTTGACATGATAATTAAAATTGATTAAATTTTATCAACAAATAAATGAATTTTAATATGAAAATTAATGAAAAAAGGGAAAACGGCACGAATCATAGGATTCAGTGATTCAAAAGTGAGTTATGGAACAGTTGATTCAAAAAATTTCAAATCAGTTTATCTAAACCTACAAAGTTGGGTATCACCAAAAGAAAATTATGAAAAGTGGGAAAGGATTGTTGGAAATTTTAGTAGAAGTATAAAACACACCGTTTACGAGATTGCAGACAAAGACACATTCAAAGATACCAATATTGTTGATTTGGATTTAAGAACAAGTGGAATTGTCTATGGAAAAAAGAGTTTTATGAATTTAGAAATAACTCTTTTTCTAAATGAAAATATGGATTTCAAAGACCCCCAACTTAAAGAAAAACTCAAAAAAATTGCCAAGGCTATCTATGTAGATAATTTCAGGAATAACGAGTATTTTGATTTTACTATATCAAAAAAAGTAAAAGATACTATTTGATGGTATTTATTACTAAAATACTTTTATGAAAATATTAGGACCACAAGACACGGGTAAAGGAATATTAATAGAAATGGACGCGGGATACATTTCCCCGAGCGAATCACACAATAAGAATTTATTGGAACAAGCCAACAAAAGTATGTTGGACTATTCTAAACCATTTGAATTCTATGCCGTACTTCAAAAATACAATACACCTAACCGTAACGGTAGAGTGTATCCTGAAAAGATTCTCAAAAGAGAAGCTGACAACTATAAGAAGATGATTTCTAAAGGAACATCTCTTTCTGAATTAAACCACCCTGAATCATCATTAATCGATTTGGACCGTGTTGCTCACATCATTACAGATATTTGGTGGGACGGACACATCCTTATGGGTAAATTAAAGCTTTTAACATCACCTGGTTTCCACGAAAGAGGTATTGTCTCTACCAAGGGTGACCAAGCGGCTAACTTGTTAAGACAGGGAGTTACATTAGGTATTTCATCACGTGGTGTTGGTTCATTGAAAAAGGTGGGTGAACAAAACGAAGTACAAGGAGATTTTGAATTGATTTGTTTTGACTTGGTATCATCACCGTCTACACCAGGAGCTTATTTATTCACCAATGTAGATGATAGAAATAAGTTCGAAGAAAATTTAGAGGAAGAAAAGGTTTCAAGAACACCTGAAATCGGTGTAAGTGAAAAAGGAATGAACCGCTCTATTGACTTATTGAAAAAATTAAACCATTATTTGGACAAATAATATAAAAACCATGGATGAAAAATATTTTGTAGCGAAAGTTCAGTACGAATTACCTGATGAAAACACAGGTAAATTAAAGAAAATTAGAGAAGAGAAATTGGTAAGAGGTTACTCAGTAACCGATGTAGAAGCCAAGGTTACTTCACGATACACGGGGTTCCAACATGATTGGAGAATCACCTCGGTTTCCGAGAGTAAAATTGACGAAGTTATCGAAGATTAACAAAAACCCCTCCTAACCGAGGGGTTTTTTTATTTATTTTGGGTTTCTGCCAACCCAACACCAACTTTTTTTAAGTTGGGGCATATTTATTATGTAAATTATTCTAAAATTTATATGGCAGAAAAAAAGTCATTAGTCGAGGAAGCATTACTCCAAATGAAAAATTTGGAAGAAGTAGTGTCTGAAAATGCAAAAGGAATACTTGCTTCAACAATGAAGGAAGAAATCTCAGAATTAGTAAAAGAGTCTTTGAAAAAAGAGACTGACGAACAAGCAGAAGACGAGATGGATGTAGAAATTGATTCTATGGACGACATGGATGACGAAGAAGGAATTGAAATTGATATGGACATGGATGACATGGACATGGAAGATGAAGATGAATTTGACGTTGAGGACATGGAAGACGAAATGGAAATGGATTTAGACATGGACTCGGAAGATGAACAACCAATTGACCTTACAAACGCTTCAGATGAAGAAATCTTAAAGGTTTTCAAAGCTATGGGTGATAATGACGGTATTATCGTTAAAAAAGACGATGGTCAAATCACTTTAGAAGATGAAAACGAAGATTCTGAGTACATCATTCAATTAGAAAGCGACATGGAAGAAGAAACTATGGAAGAAATGGACGAAGAAGAAATGGAAGAGGCTGATGATTTATCTAATGATGAATTAGATTCAATGATGGCTGACATTTTTGGTTCTGAAATGGAAGAAGAAGAAATGGAAGAAAACGAAATGTACGAAAGTGAAGAAGAAATGGACGAAGAAGAAGAAATGGAAGAAGGTGAGGTTGTTTACGAAATAACTATGGATGAGGAAGACGAAGACGAAGATGAGGACGAGGACGAATCTGTAAATGAAAACAAATTCACAATCAAACCAAAAATGGGTTCATTAACAAAATCATCATTAACTAACAAAGCTAAAAAAATGGAAACTAAAGAAGGTTCAATGATGACAAAACCTGTAGTTGGTAAAGGTGTAAAAACTGGTTCAGCTAAATTCGAATATAAAGAAGGTAAAAAAATGGAAACAAAAGAAGCGGCTATCGAACCAAAAGGTAGAGCTAAAGGTGTTGGTATGAATTTATCTCCAAAGAAATTTGAATACAAAGAAGGTTATGGTATGAACAAAGGTGATAAATCTAAAACTCACAAAGGTGATGAAGATTACACTACTAAAAAAGGTGATACTTTGAAAAGAAAAGCTTTTGAAAAAGAAGAAACTACAGAGGCAGCTAGAACTTTATCTAACGGTACAAGAAACTACCCAATGAGAAAAGGATTACCTAAAATGAAAGTTAAACCAAACTCGGCTCTTTCTGAAGAAGTAGTACGTTTGAGAGAAAAGAACGAAGAGTATAGAAAAGCTTTGAATGTTTTCAGAGAAAAATTAAATGAAGTCGCTGTATTCAACTCAAACTTGGCTTACGCTACAAGATTGTTTACTGAACATACAACAACTAAACAAGAAAAAATCAACATCTTAAGAAGATTTGATGACGTTGAATCATTAAAAGAATCTAAGTCTTTGTACGGCTCAATCAAAAATGAATTAACAAACAATAAAAATCAAAGTGTTGTAACTGAATCTATGTCGAGACTTGAAAAGTCACCAGCTTCAGGTTCATCACAAAATTTAATCGAATCTAAGACATACGAAAATCCACAATTCTTAAGAATGAAAGATATTATGTCTAAAATCGTAAAATAAAAATAAACATAAAACTAAAAACAAAATAAAATTAAAATGGGTGCATTATTAGAAAGCGGTCTTGTTGGTAACATTGGTTTGAAACACTTAAAAGTTATCAAAGAAGACACAATTAACAAATGGGATAAACTTGGCTTTTTGGAAGGTTTGAAAGGTCACATGAAAGAAAACGTTGCTCAGTTGTATGAAAACCAAGCTTCATACTTGATTAACGAAGCTTCTTCAACATCTGACTCTGGTTCTTTTGAAACAGTTGTTTTCCCAATCGTGAGAAGAGTATTCTCTAAATTATTAGCGAACGACATCGTGTCAGTTCAAGCTATGAACTTACCAATCGGTAAATTATTCTACTTCGTTCCAAGAATCCAAGGTTATTCTGGTGGTACTTCTACTAACGGATACTTTGGTGATAGTGGTACTCACTACGCTCCTGTAGGTTCTCCAGGAAACTATCCTGGTAATCCAGATGCTGGTTACAACTCAGGTTCAGGTGACTACAATCCTACATACAATAAAGATTTGTATGATTTGTTCTACGAAGGTAACGAACCAAACTTGGACCCTCCAGGATTGTTTGATTACTCTAAAGGTCAGTGGACAGCAGTTACTGCTTCAACTGTAACTTACGCATGGGATGCGGCTGGTTACTTAGTACCATCGGCTTACACATCTAGTGATTACAGAAAAGTAATCATCGTTATGAGTGGATTCTCTAACGCAGGTGCTGGTCAATTAATTGGTCCTAATGGTAACACTATGGATACTGAAGAATTCTTGTCAGGTTTGAACATTTTTGGTGTTCCAACTAACACAACAACTTCAGGTAACACTTCAGCTCCTTACTTATTCAGAGTAGTAACTCAAAGATATGGTAAAGGTATTGTTCAGTATGGTAATACTGTAACAACTCAATTCCCTTCAGGTCCTGCAGGATTCAACGCTAACTCAGGTGGTTCTTACTACAACGTATGTGATGCTCGTGGTTTCATTTTCTTAGAAATTGATTTACAACAACCAGTTTGTATCTCTTGTGGTCAAACAACACCTGATGGTTATACAGGTTCTACATTCTCATCTAATACAACTGCAAACACAGCATTCTTGGCTGTATACAGATTGTATAAAGAGTTGGAATTCGAAGACCAAATTGGTGAAGTTTCTTTCGAACTTGATTCAGTTACTGTTTCAGTTACAGAAAGAAAATTAAGAGCACAATGGTCTCCTGAATTGGCTCAAGACGTTGCGGCGTTCCACAACATTGATGCTGAGGCTGAATTAACAGCTTTATTGTCAGAGCAAGTTGCGGCTGAAATCGACAGAGAAATCTTACGTGATTTGAGAAAAGGTGCAGCATGGAACTTGAGATGGGATTACAACGGTTGGAAGAGATTAGCTTCTTCTGGAACTACTCCATACACTCAAAAAGATTGGAACCAAACTTTGATTACAGCAATCAACCAATTGTCAGCTCAAATCCACAAATCAACATTGAGAGGTGGAGCTAACTGGATTGTTGTTTCTTCTGAAG